TATGGCATATACCATGAAAAAAGGTGGCAAAGAAGTTGGCTCAGCCGCTGTCTATGCAAAGCCGCATACGATGGGTGGTGAAGCCATGAAAATTTCTTCTACCCCCGGTAAAGAACCCAATCGTAGCAAGCTAGAAACCAACGATATTTCTCTTGGTGCGTATAGCAAATCTGCTGGTGATGAGCCAATCAAGACTGACGGTATCAAAATCCGTGGTACTGGCGCAGCTACCAAAGGTTTGATGGCACGAGGCCCGATGGCATGAACTATTCTGAGCTTTCGGCGGCGATACAGACTTATACGGAAAATAACTTTCCGGCGATTACCCTTGCGGATTCGTCTACTGTATCGTCTACGGCTCAGATTAACCGGTTCATTGAACAGGCAGAGCAACGCATCTATAACTCGGTGCAGTTCCCCTCATTACGTAAGAACGTGACGGGGTTGACTACTGCTGGAAATAAGTATTTGTCTTGCCCAAGTGACTTTTTGGCCCCTTATTCGGTGGCGGTATTTCCTTACGGTGGTGGTGATTACATTTACCTACTTAATAAGGATGTCAACTACATCCGTGAAGCATACCCAAGCCCAACTGACCAAGCAACCCCAAAGTACTACGCATTGTTTGGCCCAACTGTTGCAAGCTACACAATCACCAATGAGTTAAGTCTTATCCTTGGCCCGACGCCAGACGCTACGTATTCCGTAGAACTTCACTATTACTATTACCCAGAATCCATCACTACCGCATCAAGCGGTCAAACTTGGTTAGGCGATAATTTTGATACCGTGTTGTTATACGGTTCGTTGGTAGAGGCGTACACCTTTATGAAGGGTGAGCAGGATTTAATTGCGTTGTATGACGGCAAGTACAAAGAAGCACTTGCGCTCGCTAAACGTCTGGGCGATGGTATGGAACGTCAAGATGCCTACCGCAGCGGTCAATTTAGACAGGCGGTCACATGAGCATAGTCCAAACCCAGACCACTAGCTTCAAAAAGGAGTTGTATCAGGCTATCCACGACTTGTCTACGGACACGATCAAGATTGCGCTGTATACGGGTAATGCGGATTTAAACGAAGCTACTACGGTTTACAGTACTACTAATGAGGTATCGGGTACAGGATACACGGCTGGTGGGAAAGTTATGACTGGGGTATCCATTAACTCGTCCGGTTCTGTAGCCTATGTGAATTGGAGCAACGTGTCTTGGACGGCGGCTTTGACTGTTCGGTGTGCATTGATCTACAATGCCTCTAAAGGTAACAAGTCCGTGGCGGTTCTGGATTTTGGGTCTGATAAAACGTCAACTACTACCTTTACAATTACGATGCCAGCCAACACTTCAACAACCGCACTTATTAGGAGTTCAAATTGATCGTTACTACCACCAAAGGCGAAATGGATGATTCTTTGCTTGAAAAGCGAGAAGGTACAGTTGATAATGATAATGAACTGACAACGTGGGTTGAGTATTGGTTAGAAGGTGAAATGGTTCACCGCTCGGCGCATGTTACGTTAAAGAAAATGCCCAGCTTTGCTGGCGGTGAAACTGCTATTTTTTAAGGAAATATCATGGCAAATACGCAATCAATGTGTACTTCTTTTATGGGCGAATTGCTTACTGCTACCCATAACTTCGGTACAGCCCCCACCCGTGGCGCAAGCACAGCGGATACCTTTAAAGCTGCGTTGTATTTAGCTTCTGCTACGATCAATGCAAGCACTACTGTGTACACAACTACCGGCGAAGTTACTGGTACAAACTACACGGCTGGCGGCGTAACGGTAACAAATGCTACTCCTCCCACAGCTACCAACAGTACGGCAACGGCTGGCGTAGCGTATTGGACTCCCTCTGCTTCTTTTGTATATACAACCGTTACGTTGAGCACAGCGTTTGACTCCGTGTTGGTATATAACTCGTCGCAAGGCAACAAGGCAGTTAGTGTGCATACATTTGGCTCCCAGACTATCTCTGCTGGAACCTTTACGCTGACTATGCCTTCCAACACTACTACGACTGCTTTGCTGCGTTTGGCTACAACGTAAGGGTAAACCATGTTCGGGTTTACGCCGTTTGCCGGTGCGCCATTTAGTGGCACTGGCGTTCAAATAGACCCGAACGCCCTAACAAGCGTTCTTGCAACTGGGTATGCGGCAACCGTTGCTGTTGACGTATCCGTAACGCTATCAGGTGTTTCTTCTACTGGTTCTGTAGGAAACACAGACGTTGGCGGGTTTTCCCAAGCGCTATCCGGCGTAGCTGCGGCAGGGGGTGTTGGCACCGCCGAGCCTACTAACACACAATCTGGGGTAGGACAGTCCGCTACAGCTAGTGTTAATTCCGTTATAGTAAACCCCCAAATAGCACTATCTGGGGTTGGGGCAAATGCTAATACGGGCGTTATAGTCCCCGCATTAGTTAAAGCTATATCAGGCGCTGCTGCGGCAGGGGGTGTTGGCGCACTTATCCCCACTAATACAGACACAGAAACAGGCGATGCCGCTACTGGTGCTGTTGGTACGGTAGCAGCCGCAATTAATGTTTCAATTTCCGGGGTCACGGCTTCGGGTGCGGTGGATAGCGTAACTCAAAGCAGTACGATTAATTTAACCGGTGTTGCTTCTAACGGGGTTGCAGGTAGCCTTACCCCGGGTTTAGTACTAGCTATTACAGGCGTTGAAGTAAGTGGCAGCGTAGGGGTTGTTACTCAAGGTAAGTCCGCAGCGTTAACAGGCGTACAAAGTAATGCCGATATTGGTGGGGTAGATGAAAATAATACCCCCGAAATACAAGAGGTTCACGCAAACGGTGAAGTTGGCACGCCCGCTTCTGCTATAGATATTGCGTTGACCGGAGTAGGGGCAACTGGGGACATAGGCACAGTTGAACTCGGTGGGAAAAATATTGCTGTAAATGGTGTATTTACTACTGGTAGCGTAGCTTCGTTAACCCCAAGTAACAGTAGAGACCTTACGGGCGTAAACACATCGGGGGGTACAGGTACTGTTACCGCAGCGCTAACTATCGGGTTGTCCGGTATTGAAATAAGCGCTACTGTTGGTACAGTTACCCGCAACCAATTAGTAGCGCTAAATAGCGTAACGGCAACTGGGGCTGTAGGAACCATTGCTCAAAGCGGTGCGGAAACAAGTACGGGTGATGTTGCTACAGGTAGTGTTGGTTCAGTTACCATAGCAACAAGCGTTGCTTTGACAGGCAACACAATCAATGGAAACGTCGGTAATATATTTGTTAGTAAGGGGGAGCAGCTAGTTGGTACCGGGGCAGCGGCTAATATTGGGTCGGTAACTCCCTCTGCTACAGTAGCCCTGACAGGTACGCAAGCAAGCGGCGTAGTGGGGAACACTACACCAGATCAAACCATTACTATACTGCTTACCGGTGTTGCTACTGCTGGTTTAATAGGCACCATAGAACCAATTAACCCAAATACGGTTCCAATTACTGGTAATGAGGCCACTGGAACTACTGGGCTAGTTGTTTTTTCTATCAACCTTGCGTTAACGGGGGTTGCCGCTGTTGGTTCGATTGGTACAGCAAGCCCAACAACAAATGCTGTTGGTGATGAGGCGTTAGGCGCGGTAGGCTCTGTCTCTACTACGCGTACAATTGCTTTGACCGGCGTTACTGCAAACGGTCTTGTGGGGAGCGTAATACCCATCAACTGGCAGTTAATAAACGATGACCAAACAGCCAACTGGCAAGATGTCGCCAACGCACAGGACGCGGCGTGGCAAGCTATTTCTAATGCGCAGGAGTCAAGCTGGGTTGCTCTAAATAATCTTACTTGACATCTAAAATGTATGTGGGTAATCTACAATCTGAACACTCCATAGGAGCATAAATGGCACTGATTCTCGCTGATCGGGTTCAAGAAACTACCACTACGACTGGTACGGGCACTGTTACGCTTGCTGGAGCCGTTTCCGGTTATCAAACTTTTGCGGCTGTTGGTGATGGAAACTCAACTTATTACACCATTGCAGGACAAACCGGGTCAGAGTGGGAAGTTGGTATTGGTACGTATACCGCGTCAGGCACAACACTTTCCAGAACAACCGTATTGTCTTCAAGTAATTCTGGTTCGTTGGTAAATTTTTCAGCGGGCACAAAAAATGTGTTTGTAACTTACCCAGCATCTTTAGCTATACCAGAAGGTAAAGCAATAATTATGGCAATTGTTTTTGGATATTAAGGAATAAAAATGGCAAATCCGAATATGATTAACGTATCATCCATTTATGGTAATACAAATTATTTAATTCCAAGTACAACATCAGCTACAACTTGGACTGCACTTACTCCCGCTGCTGGCACAATCAATAAAATTAATAATATCGTTGCCGCAAATGTAACAGGGTCTGTTGCTACTGTAACCGTATCAATTAATAGTGCTGCTGCTGCGGCAGGAACAAATTACCGTCTTGTTTACCAAGTGCCTGTTCCAATAAATGCTTCTATTGTTGTTGCCGACAAAAGTACGGCGTTTTACTTAGGTGAAGCACAATCCATCGTGGTCACTGTTGGTACAGCGTCCGCAATTGAATTAACCGCATCTTACGAGGCTATTACCTAATGTCTACTAGGTACAAAGGTTCAATCATGGCTGCTACGGCGGCAAGTACCAGCACTTCTGCTGCTGTTGGTATTTGGCGTTCTAATGAGGTAATGCAAGGATTGCAAGCATCTACATGGCCTAGAACTATTGTTTTAATAGATTATTTAGTTGTAGGCGGTGGTGGTGGTGGTGGTGGTGCAGTAGCAAACGCTGGAGGCGGTGGTGGTGGTGGTGCTGGTGGATTATTAACTTCAACTGGTTTTTCATTA